TGAAAGGTACGAACTCATTCACCTTTTGTATTGCCCCTTCCCACAATTTGTGGTACATGTTACCGATACCATTTGCTGTAGATGTGATAATGATTTGAGTGTCTTTACCAGATGATACAACAGGATAAGTTGATGTATAGAAGTCAGCCGCTTTCTCAACAAATGCAAACTCATCCAAGTACAGAAGATTTACAGACATACCACGAATAGAAGAACCTGATGTAGCAGCAGAAACAATACGACTGTTATTACTAAACTCAATACTTCTTTTGTTAAGAGCCTTGCATCCCGGTTGTAAAAAGAACGGTAGGTTTTCCAACATCAAATGAACACGACCCAACATCTCCTGTGCAGTTGCGCCTTTGTTTGCTAGGATTGCGATAGTTTTTTCAGGACTAAACAGTGCATACCAAAGAAGATATGCAACAGAAGAAATAGATTTTCCTGACTGCCTACAAGCAAGCACAATGCTAAACCTATTTTCCATAAAATGGTTAAACATCTTTTGCTGATATGGATAAAGTTCGAAGTTGACAAGACCCCTATCAAGGTGTATAATCTTACAATAGTTCTTAGCAAAATAGCTAGGATCTTTCATACACTTTGCATATTCTTGCAACTCTTTTTTAGTATATTCTTGCTGAACCCCATCTCGTTTAACGTTAGGGTTACCCATGTAGGTATCATTTGTCTGAGGTATAGTCACTTATATCTACCACGTTACCTTGTTCATCATCATTATCTTTCGACAAAAGCATTCTCTGCAAATCACTTGTAGAGCCTACAAATAGATTGTTTGTTGTATTTTGTGGAAGTTCCTTTGGAGCTTCTTCTTTATGGTAATCTTTTTTCTTCTTATGAAGATCTAAAAGATTGCCGTTAACATCTGCCATGTTTTTCATCATGCCTGATAGAACTTCAAATGCACGAGGATGTTCAGTAGCACGTGCCACTTCCATCATCTCTTCAAGTGCTTCAGAACCCTTAACCAACAAGTCGTAATAAGTTTTCCTAGCAAACTCAAAGTCGTTGTCTACATTTTTAGTTTCTTCTGTCATCTATCAAAACGGAGCCTCAAAATCAAAAGTTTCATTAAATCCATAATCGCTATCTGCAGATGCCAAAGCAGGGTCTGTAGTCACAGATATTTTTCCAATCTGAACATCTGAGTCTGCTAACCCACCACCTATCTCATTCACATTATTTATAGAAGTTCTAATGATGCCAACCTCATTGATCCCACCATAGAAGTTTACTCTCATATCAAATGTGAGTGTGTATATGATAGTTCTACGTGCTTCTAATGTTCCCTCATAATCGTCATTAAAATCTACACTAGTTAAAGTTATGGGAGTATCTTCAGTGATATTAGGATAGTCAGCAAAAGGTTTAATTGTTAAACTATACTGTGGATTAAATGTCGGTAAAATTTGTTCAACAATCTGTAAAGCATCGTCTTGAGTTTTTGCGTAGATACTTAACTGAAATCCGATATTATAAGGAACAAAACTATAGAACTTGTTTCTTAGATTAGATGTACTACCTGCTTGGGTAAAGTTGTTCATCTTCTGAAGTTGTCTCTGAGCATCGTATTGGATACTAATAATCTCAAAAGACATTCTAGGAAGCTTGATAGCAACTTTAGTATCGGTATCAAGATCAGGATTTTCCCTGATACGTTCAAGAAACTTTCTCTGTGGACCATAAGACAATGGAACTTTTACTTGACTTATTACTTGGTTTGAGCTATTTTTACGTAGCACATAAAGGTTATTGAACAGTGTGCCAAATACGGCTACACTTTTTCTTATCCTTTGATGATAGAAATGTGTTCCAAACATAGTTAACCTTTATAAATCTTTTGCAAGTGATCTTCAAACTCTTCTACCTTAGCAAGTCTATTAGGCCAAAGGATATAATCCTTTTCAGGATTTGCCTTAAGATTATTAAGGAGAGGTACAATGGCATTGTATAAGTTATTTAGCCGTTCTTCTGCAGACGATGCTGTGGCAGATACTTTCTGTACTGCCTCTAGTTCATCTTCATCAACGGCTGTAAATCCAAAATCAAACATATCACTCATCAGTTATTCTCCGGATCACCAAATGGGTTGTTCTCAGAGAAGTCTAAGAAGTCTGCGCCGATTGTACTAAAGTCTGTGTTCTGTTCGTTCTGACTAATCTGATTATCTTCTGCCACTGCAGAAACTGTTGCAGTAGCCAGTGTTCCTGCCAAGTCTAAAGAAGTTGTACCAGTAACAAATCTATTGGCAACAAACTCATGATAGTTTCCATCATTTGCGCCGATATGAATAAGCTTAAGAACATTATCTGAGTCTGAGAATGCAGCAACTTCCCCTGACATAATAACTCCTGAGGATAGTGTCTGATTTACAGTTTCCCCTACTGTAAAGCCACCCCCTGCACTGTCAAGGGTAAGTAAGTACTCATATGCATAAGACCGTTCAATGCCATCAATAGCATCAATATTTGTATCAAAGTCTTCATCACTGTATTCAAACTTCTCACATCTAAGTTTATATGTTGCTAAGTTACTTAGCTGATAGAATGGTTGTTCGTGCTCTACTGCCATAATCTGAAACATAGCATTAGACAACGGTAAGTATACTAGATCACCTTCTCTAGGTCTAGTGCTATTAATCTCATTATCAAAACGATTTATGGTTGTTGTCCATCTACGTCTTGCCACAACAAACGTTGCCTGATCCCTGATCTCTACGCCAAACTTTGTGAACAGATCTCCTTCCCCATCAAACCCTTCTGTATTCTCAATATACATTTCTACTTTATAAGATGAGTTAAACCTTGAAGGAACATCGTCTCCAAAAATCCTATCTTCATTTACAATATCTCTTGGAAGATAATACACATCTTGACCAAACATCTTTAAAGACTCTATGACAATATCTTCATAGAGGTTTTGTTCTGAGTGTACTTTTTGACTGAAATATAGATTAGTTGCCATGTTAGCCTACAAAGAAATCTGCAGGAAGTTCATGTTCCAAACGGATTCTCTCTCTTAATCTTTCGATATCTTGTAACGCATCATCATAGATTTGTCTACCGTTTATTGTGACCCCTCCAGGCATCTGCATTCCTTCAAACTTGATGAGGTTTGCCCCCCACTGATGTTTGATAAGTGCTGTAGTGTATTCTTTTAACCACAAGTCATTCCATACTGCTGTGTGAGTAGAACCATCAATAATACTATAGACTTCTGCTACAATATACTCACCAGCTTTGATATCACCATCCTCAAAGTTACCGTGAATGTATAAGCGATTTTGTTTCCTTACATACTCTACCTGTGGAGTACCATTCAATCTCATATCAAGTAGCGAAAGATATTGTTGCACTTGCTCATAGTATGCAAGATCTCCAACATAAGAACCCATGTTTGCTATATCGTTCATGTGCATTTGGTACTTAACACTAAACATGTTACGTGAGAACAAACCTTGCTCTAACTTAAATAGTTTGGTGACTTGTTGAACATCAGAAGATATAGGAACATACTTATTAGTAATGTCATCTGCAGTCAAGAGGTGTTGAATATATCCTCTATAGGTGGCTTCTGAATGAAACTCTCTAAAATACTGTAGAGCCTCATCTACACGATCTTCTATCTGATCTTCATCCACGTTGATTTCGATGACAGGATCACCTAGTCTGCGTAAGCAGTAATCTATTAAGCCTTGTCTTGAACTAGGGTTAGCCATGTTTTGTTCCTATTTTAACAGTATTTATATTAGTTCAAAAGAGTTCCAGATGCATCGTAAACATCAATACGATAGTGTGAGCCATGCTGTCCATCAAGTAAATCAGCGTCCATACCTTTACCTGCACCCCCAAAGTAAGCATGCAGTTCACTTGAGTCTATACTAAAAGTTCTGCTTGCGGCAATAGTACCCCCACCTGCTAAACCAGTACCTGCTGTTAATGTTACACTAGTATGGTCAATATGTTCGTTGCCCACGAAACCTGACAAGTTGTCATGAACAATCGCACCATCATTGGTTGATATAACGCCAGTACTGTTATTGTAGCTAATACCTGTACTACCACTCACTGCAGTTCTTGTCAATTCTTGTGTATAGACAGGCTGTACAAAAGAACCGCCATCTGCAGTATTGATTGTTAATGCACCTGCAGCAGAATCGAATGATAGTGAACTAACACCTGCCACAGAAACCTCACCTATACTATCAACCAACCCTTGATTGTTCACAGTTAATACTGGAACTTTAGAAGCAGAACCAAATGTTCCATTGGGCTGCGTTGAA